CACCCATTTGACGAATTCTTTTGTGTTCATATAGCCTGAAAACGTTTTGGTTTCTCTGGTTGCGAGATTTTGTACAAATTTAATCATTTTCTTAATAATCAATTATTATATTTGCATCCGGCGTATAACTTTGTTTGAAGGAACGGCGCACTACGCGCTTGGCTTATGATGTGAATTATGAGAAAGACTATCATCGCTTCTATTATGGCCACGATGTTGTCCGTTGGCATGTCAGCCCAGTCGGTTGACACTACCTCTATATATAAGGATAGGAAAGACAGTCTCAACGCGACGGTTTTTGTCGGTCATCAGGAGAATAGCATCTCAAGAGGAAAGACCTTGAGGACGGAACTTATCTCGGCCTCGGGACTTCAGAAGATGGCTTGTTGCAACCTTGCGGAAAGCTTTGAGAACTCGGCCAGCGTGACAGTCGGCTATTCGGACGCTGTCACGGGAGTGCGTCAGATAAGGCTTCTGGGCCTTTCCGGGACATACACGCAGATGCTGGACGAGAACCGTCCGGTGATGAGGGGGATAACCGCTCCATATGGACTGTCTTATGTTCCAGGGCCATGGCTGGAGAGCATCCAGATCGCGAAAGGCTCCCCGTCCGTGATCAACGGCTTGGAATCAATGACCGGACAGATCAATCTTGAGCACAAGAAGCCTACCGAGGAGAAACCGCTTTTCATCCAGGCTTCGATGATGAGCGACACCAAGGCGGATTTCAATGCGACATCGGCCTGGCAACTCAGCCCGACGGTCTATACGATTCTGTTAGGACACGTCAGCGGGAACTTCAAGACCTACGATATGAACGATGATGGCTTCCGTGATGATCCTAAGATGTTGCAGTTTAATGTGGCCAACAGGTGGCTTTACTATACTCCCGAACTTCAGGTACGCTGGGGCGTGAAAGCTGTCCGGGACCATCGGCAGGGCGGAATGGACGGCTATGACAAAAGCGGGATGGAACCTCGTTGGGCTTCAGATGAGTTTATCCTGGAACCAACAGAAGGGAACTCTTTCGCAAAATATCTCTCGGAATCCCCTTGGGGCACCGACATCACGAACAGTCTCCTGAACGCCTACCTGAAAGTCGGCAAGCCTCTTCGCGAGGACGGCTCCTCCAGCATAGCCGCCATAGCGGACTGGTCGTGGCAGAAAAGCGACTCCTGGTTCGGCGCGTCATCCTACCTTGCGAGCCAACACTCGGGCTTCATCAACCTCCTCTACAGGAATATGTTGAATGAGTCGCACGACTTCACTGTCGGCCTTTCCGGCACGTTCGACTACATTGACGAGGCTGTCGCAAAATTGGACTACGGCCTGTGGAGTGGTGAGAATTGGAATGGGCAGCGTCCATATTCCGGAATCGCGGATCATTTCTTCGGCGGTGCTTACGGGGAATATACCTTCCACGCCGGGGACATATTCACATCAATTGTCGGAGTCAGCGCTGATTGGTACAAGGGGAGCGGGTTCAAGTTGGCTCCGAGGGTGACTTTGAAATATTCACCGGCGGAATGGTTCGTGGCCAGAGCGAACGGCGGCAGGGGACTGAGGTACGCGGATCCGGTCGCAGACAATATCGGTGTGATGTCCACCCACAGCAGGCTCCAAGGGAATTGTATGGAGCGGCTGCTTGAGGATTCGTGGACATTCGGAGGAAACCTTACTTTTTATATGCCGCTCGGGGTCGATCCTTCCAAGACTTATGTCAGCTTTGATTATTTCAGAACCCAGTTCGCGCGTCAGTTGATGGTGGATTATGAGGTGCCGGGCACAGATGTGAACGGCGGACGTGACATCTGGTTCTTTGATTCCGATGGAAGACGCTCATATTCAGATAACTGGCAGGTGGATTTCAATGTCGAGCCATTTGACCGCTTCACCGTGGCTTTGACCGGGCGCTACACCAACGCCCGGCAGGAGAATTATGGTGGCGAATTGGTGGAGAAGCCGATGCTCAGCTGCTTCAAGGGGGTGCTGAACCTTCAGTATAAGACAAATCTGAGCCGATGGATATTCGATTTCACCGCTTCCGTGAACGGTTCGGCGAGGGTGTATGACTTTATGAAAGATCTGAAGGATGATGGTGGGGAACTGCTTTATCCTGATGGCCGCACTCCGGTCTATCCATTGCTCTATGCGCAGATAACCAGGCGTTTCCGTGGGTTCGACATCTATGCTGGGGTTGAGAACATCACGAATTTCACCCAGATGCACGTGCTGGTGGGGGATAGGAACGCCGCCGGGGAATGGACTCCTTGGACTCCAGGCTTCGATGCCAGCTGTGTCTGGGGGCCTATTATGGGACGGCGGATCAATCTTGGCGTGAGATTGACGCTCTGGAGGGCGACAAAGAACGATTAAATCACTATCTTTGCAGGATGAACCTTGGCGCGGATAACCACGCTGCTGCCATAAGGTTGTAGATTATGAAAAGAATATTATTGATAGCGGTCGCGGCCGTGATGTTGGCTGCGCCTTTTGCCGCGGCTCAGGCTGCTCCTTTCGAGGGTTTTGCGACGGAGGCACCCGCCGACAAGAATGTCGGCGAGGTTGTTTTCGCGACGAATATGCATTGTGACAAATGCGTGAACAAACTCAATGAGAATCTGGCGTTCCTCAAGGGAGTCAAGGACTTGAAGGTCTCTCTCAAGGATCAGACAATCAAGATCAAGTACGACCGCCGTAAGACCGATGAGAAGACCCTTGCGGACGCTATCAAAAAACTTGGCTACAAGGCCGATAAAGTGGAAAAATAACGATTATGAGTCAGAAACCATCAATCCCTAAGGGGACACGTGATTTCGGTCAGCGGAATATGGCCGAAAGGAATTATATCTTCGACACCATCAAGAAGGTCTTCAGGACTTTCGGCTATGCCCAGATCGAGACTCCGGCTATGGAGAATCTGTCAACCTTGCTCGGAAAATATGGCGAGGAAGGGGACAAGCTTCTGTTCAGAGTCCTGAACTCCGGTGACTGTTTCTCAAAGGTCAACTTTGAGGATTACCGCAATGAGGAAGGGGGAGTGAACAGTGTCGCTCTTTCCAAAGAGATTTGTGAGAAAGGTCTTCGCTACGACCTGACCGTGCCTTTTGCCCGTTTCGTGGTCCAGCACCAGAACGAGATCTCCTTCCCGTTCAAGCGTTTCCAGATCCAGCCGGTCTGGAGGGCAGACAGGCCGCAGAAGGGACGTTACCGTGAGTTCTACCAGTGCGACGTGGACGTGATCGGCAGCAAATCTCAGGTCAATGAGCTTGAACTCGTGCAGATTGTGGACAAGGTGTTCAGCCTTCTGGACGTGAATGTGCTTGTGAAGATCAACAACAGGAAGGTCCTGACGGGTTTCGCCGAGATCTGCGGATTTCCGGACAAGGTGGTTGACATCACTGTGGCCATTGACAAACTTGACAAGATCGGCCTTGAGAGCGTTGAGGAGGAGATGCGTGAGAAAGGTCTGACCGACGGTGCGATCGCCGTGATCGAGCAGATTCTGAAACTGTCCGGTTCCACTTCCGGGAAACTGGCTTCGATGCGCTCGCTGATGAACGGCGGCTCCGCTTCCGGACTCGTTTCCGAGACAGGCCTCAAAGGTCTTGACGAGCTTGAGGAACTTTTCGGCCTGATCGATGCTGCCGGTGTAAAATGCCCGGTAGAGATCGATCTTTCCCTTGCCCGTGGCCTGAATTACTACACAGGTGCCATCTTTGAGGTGAAAGCCCTTGATTTCCAGATCGGAAGCATCTGCGGAGGCGGTCGTTACGACAATCTTACCGGAATATTCGGTCTTCCGGATATGTCAGGAGTGGGCATCAGCTTCGGCGCCGACAGGATCTATGATGTCTTGAAAGGCTTGGATAAGTTCCCTAAGTCATTGGCTTCCAGCACCACGATTCTGTTCGCTTGTATGGGTGTCGAAGAGCTTCGCTACGTCCTTCCTGTCGCCGCCGCGTTGCGCTCAGAAGGTGTCTCCGTTGAGGTTTATCCGGAGCCGTCAAAACTCAAGAAGCAGTTTGACTACGCCGAGAAGAAGTCCATTCCGTTCCTTTCCATCAACGGTGGCAACGAGGTCGAGGCCGGCGTCATCCAGCTCAAGAACCTCACCACCGGCGAGCAGAAATCCTTCGCCAAGACCGACATCGCCGGAATGAAGGTGTTTATGAATATATAAGGATAAGAAATCTGTAGAACATATATCTGTAGGAAGTCTCCTTCTGAAATTTTGCACGTTACCAAAATTTCAGAAGGAGACTTCCTACAGAGTGATTCAGATCCGAACATTTTTTTGAAATATGTTTTGCATTTCAGAAAAATATTCCTACCTTTGTAGTCCAACATCGCGGGGTAGAGCAGTTGGTAGCTCGTCGGGCTCATAACCCGGAGGCCGGAGGTTCGAGTCCTTCCCCCGCTACGAATTTGCCGCAACTTCTTGTAAATCAAGGAATTGCGGCAAAATTGTCAAAAATGCTGCGCCAGATTTGCGCCAAAAAAATTCGCGGTCTGAGCCGGTTCCTGTCAAACCTTTGTTGGGGAGTTCAAAAATTTCCCCAACAAAAAAAATGTCTTCAAGTCTCCGCACGACGAATGGCTTTATTCCGGCAAAAATTGCCGAGGGAAAGCGTTGGTATGTTGAATTCTATTGCCTCGATCCAGAAACGGGACGTCTTCGAAGGAAAAGAGTCTCCGTCCCGAAAATCAAAGGTGTCACCGCACGCAGAAGGTACGCCAACGATATGGTGATCAACATCAATGAGCAACTTTCACAGGGTTGGAATCCATATCTGTCCCTAAACAATCCGGAGGAGTACACTCTTTTTGATGATGTCTGTGAGAAATATTACCGTTACTTGTACAAGTTGACGGAGTCGGACATTATGCGTGTCAAGACCTACAACGGCTATACCTCGTTCCTGAATGTGTTCCGTGCCTGGAATAAGGATCAGGTCAAACCTGTATGCTACGTCTACCAACTAAAGTCATCTGTTGTCTCGAAGTTCCTCGACTGGCTTTGGCTCGATTGCGGGAAGGCTGCCAGAACCAGAGACAATTACCTCTCTTGGCTTCGCAGCTTTGCGGGATGGCTGATGGAGAAGAACTATATCAGCGAGGACTTCACCGCGAACCTTACCGCCGTGCAGGGAAAGCGCAAGTGTGCCAAGAACCGCACCGTCATCCCGAAGGAGACTATGCTTGCCATCCGTGAATATTGCGGCGACCGCAACCGTCACTATCTTTTGGCTTGCTACGTTCTCTATTATTGCTTCATACGCCCCAAGGAGATGAGCCATATCCGTATAGGCGACATCTCGGTAAAGGGAGGAACCATTTCCGTCAGGGCTGAATATTCAAAAAACCGGAAGGATGCCGTTGTGACCCTCCCGGATTGCGTGCTCAAACTGATGCTCGACCTTGATGTCCTGTCATGTCCCGCTGATTGGTATCTTTTCAGTTCCGGATTTCGCCCGGGTCCCGAACACCATCCGGCTAAGCATTTCGGTGATTTCTGGACATACCATCTGAAAAAGGATCTGAAACTCCCTTCCGAGTACAAGTTCTACAGCCTCAAGGACACCGGCATAACGGATCTGATCAAGGCCCGCACCGATCTCCTTTCTGTTCGTGACCAAGCCCGTCATCACTCACTCCAGATGACCGACCTCTACACCCCTTTGGAGACACGCACCGCCAATGAGTCTATCCGCCACCACGAGTCCTACTTCTAAAAAAGCGGCACCCCTCCGGATGCCGCCAGTCTGCCAAAGAAAATGAAGTACTCGCTTTGGCCCGAAGGCCGATTGCAATCAAGCGAATTTGACAGACGAAAATGTTTGTCCTAATCTTCTTATTCCGTCCTCGATCTTCTTGGCTGTCTTGGCGGACGGATGCCTGTAGCCGCTGATGTAGTGTCCAAGCTGTTTCTGGTTGACACCAGTAATTCTTTCAAGTCCCGAAAGTGTGATGAGATATGCGTATTCCTGAAGGAATGATGGGATGTCATACTGGTAGCTGAACTCAACCTCCTCGAATGGTTTCCCAGTTTCGGCATAGTATTTTTTGATGTCCTCATAACCATCCTCGAACACCTTGCGCGCCTCTTCCACAGTCTTCCCGGTTCCGGTGACAAGATAAGGCATATCGTCAGCATCCATATAAATGCTGTAATTGCCATCTGATGCCTTTTCAATAATTGCGTTAACCTTTCTCATAACTGTAATTTGTTTTTTATGTGTAAGACAGTGGGGATTAAATCCCCGCTGCCTTTTTGATTTGTGCTAATGTTCCGGTCGCCACTTCGTCAGCTCCGTGATTGCTGACCTTGAACATCTTGTTTGTTTTTGGGCTAAACCAGAGAGGGTGTCCGCTTTGCTGTCTTCCAGTGTCGTAGCACCCCGCCTTTTTCAGTTGCCTCATTAACTCGTTGTACTTCATACTTCATTTTCTTAACTGGTACAAAGATAGTATTAATTCTATCATTACGCAAGTTTTCAGGCAACTATTTTCAAAATATTTACCACTCGACAAGGCTGTAGGAGAGACCGGCGCCGATGTAGGGTAGAGGGGTGATGCGGTTGTCCTGGAAGGTTATGCCGTAACCGGCCTGGATGCCTACTGACCAGTGGTGTCTTTTTCGTGCCGGCGCGGAAAAGATCTTGGTGACTGTCTTCGTTTCCGGAAAGACCTGGATCTGGTCGAGGCTTGGCTGGTAGCCGGACACTATCGCACGATAGTCCTTGCCGGAATATTCCTTCCGCTCTTTGGGGAGCTGGACGAAGGTGGTGTCGTGTATGATCACGATGTCGGGATAGGCGACAAGGAGTGTGTCAGTGATGGTGGTTAGGATGGGGACGGGGGTCTCGACGGTGACGGTGTCCCTTATGATCAGGGTATCAGCCTTGGGTGTCTCGATGGCTTCGGGACCGCCGCGCGGTAGCCCAGCCTCCAGCTCAGGACGGAGACAGCCGCCACCAGCGCGGCGACAAGCAGAAGGATCCCCCCCGGCTTCATCGCCTCACGCCTCCGAGCCTGTCAGCCCAACGCTCCGTCCAGAAGTGGGTGTAAGGCTTGTACTTTTTCTTCCCGCAAAGGTCGTAGTGGACGGCTGCGTGGCAGAGTGACTGCAACCCTACAAGCGGCAGATAGAGCGGCCCGAGCATCCTCGACTGCCTGACATGCCCGAACTCGTGGCTCAAGGTGTTATCGCTTGCGAGCCGGTTTATCACGACATACTCTCCCAGCGCCACCGCCTTGCCGCTGGCGAGCGACTCCGTGCGGAGGTACAGGATGCCATGTCTGGAAAAATAGAACCATTCCGCGCCGGTCTTGTCCGCCTTCCGCTCGTAATGCTTCTGGACGATGATTCCCGCGACATTCTGCGGGATCTGCCACGCCCACAGAAGGGAGTAGGCCGCTTTCTTTAATAAATCTCTCATAATCCGTCAATATTTTAGCGCCAAACGCAAATTAATTGTTAAAAACCGACAACTTACAGAGCCTTGTACTCACTTGTGGCGTCGAAGCACGGGCAAGCCTTCCTGGCGAAGTCCCTGTGGCCTCTTATCTCCGCGTTCGGGTACCTCGCCTTCAGATCCTTCAGGAGCTTCGTGAGAGCCTCCCTCTGCGCCAGCGTCCTCGTGTCCTTGGCCTTGCCGGACTTGTCGAGACCTCCCACGTAGCACACGCCCACGCTGTCCGCGTTGCGCCCCTGGCAGTGCGCCCCGATCTCGTTCTCCGGCCTTCCGGCGTGGACCGTGCCGTCAAGGTAGACGACATAATGGTAGCCGATGGTGCGGAACCCGCGTGCCTTGTGCCACCTCGTTATCTCCTCGTTCGTCACCCACCTGCCCTCCGGTGTGGCGGTGCAGTGCACTATGATGTAGTTAATCTTCCTTGCCATCGATCTTGACCACCTCTTTGTTTTCGGATTCCTCCGCTTTTTTTATCGTTATCGCCCCCTCGATGTTCGCCCCGGTCTTGGCCTCGACCACGGCCTCGATGACCTTCGCCGCGTCCACCTTGACCCCGGCCTTGTGGCCGAACTTCCAGAAGTACCAGTTCTGCGCTATGCTTATGAGCTCCACGCCTATGACGACAAGCATCAGCCCCGTCTCGATGATGGTGTAGCCAGTGGCCACGGCCAGCGAGGACGCGAGCACCACCCAGCAGAAGTACTCCACGGCCTTGCCTATCGTGCGCCTTATGGCGCGGCTAATCCTGATGCGGTCGCCCTTGCGCTTGGCGGCCCTGATGCCGAACACGAGGTCTATCAGGATGACCACCGCGGCTATGATGAGGTAGGGCAACATACGCTCGAAAGACTGCTGGAAAAACAACAACAACGCGGCCGATATGCCCGTGCCGACCACGACACCCCCCGTGGAGGCCTCGTCCGCGAGGATGTGGGCGTTGAAATCATTCATCTCCACCTCCTCCGGTGCCGACCGGAACTACCTCGACATACAGCCCCACGAGCGCGGCCAGGTCGTGCGTGAGCGCCTGCCCGCTGTCCCTGGTGCACTTGTAGAGGACGCCGCCCTGCGTGTAGTACTTGCCGTTGAATATCTCCATAGGCGGCGTGTACTGGATCGGGTCGTCCTGCGTACCCGCCGGCTCGACCTCGATGACCTCATAGAGCGCGGCGGTGGCCAGGCTTGGCGGCTGATTCTCCAGCACGGTGGCCACGGCCTGCCGAACCCTCCAGAGCTTGTCGTCGTAGGACACGACCTGTCCTTTAGCCAGCGACTTGCCGACATAGGTGTCCCATGAATACACCAACAGCGGCCTTTTCAGCGCCTCTTCGTCGGAGATGTCTGTGCGCTCGTTGTACTGCTCCAACAACATCTCATGCAGCTGGTCATTAACGGTCGGCTGCGGCTCCGGCGGAGCAGGAGGGGAATATGAAATCCAACCATCCGCCAGCACCATCTCCTCTGTCGGGTTGATGATCTGGATGTTACCCTTAATAATGACTATTCGTGACCTGTCACGAATAGTTCCGTCCTTTATGTAAAGCTGTGTGTTCATAACTAAGATAGTTTTTTAATTACAAATGTTCCGGGGAGATTATCATAATACCTCAGGCCCTCGCCCGTGTCCGTGGTTCCGGGCCTCGTTCCGCTAACTTCTTGCGTTCCGTTCACGTAGAGTTCCACGTCCATTGTGTAGTAAGGACTGGAGGTCGATACAGTGTTGACCTTAAACCGCAGCTCCAAGGCGATGCTGTCGCCCACGTGCACAGTCGCAGAATATAGCGAGGTGCCTAAAAGTGCGATGGAAAGTTTTTCCTTTGAGCCCCATTTCTCAAGCTTTGCGTAGCACATTCCGCTCAGAACGCCATGACCTCCTAATATCTCGAATAGATAATAAGTGTAGTAGTTGGAAGATGGTATCGTTCCCGCCCAGCTTACGGAGTAGGACGCCCCAACCTTCATGACCATCGCCGGCATCGATCCACTATGGGTCGCGGTGGTAGTATTCACAAGGATCCTCTCGCCTGGTGCGCAGCCCATCATTAATTTCCTCATCAAGCCCATGTTCTTTCCCTCCTGTTATGATGACGCCTTGAACACGCCGATGGTGGCGCAGTTGTTGACGATGACCAGCTGGCAGCAGGTGTTGCCCTCGAACGTCGGAACCTCGCCGTTCTGCCAACGCACGTCTGCCGGAACTGTCAGCGTGTAGTCTTGATTGGGTACATAGAACTGGCAGCAGTACTCCTGCCCGTCCATGTCTGCCCCTTCTGGTAGTGTTAGTGTCAGACCCTCGCACCTTCCCACAACGTGGAACTTATCCGCTGCCAGCTCAATTGACTTTACGGCAAGCGTATATGAATTCCCGTAGCCGATGTCATCCGGTAGGGTTTTGACGACCTCACCCTTCCTGACATACCCATCGAGACTTTGGTGCCCAGTTAGGAATCCGCTGTCGTTAGTCAACTGCGATGTTTTCGTAGGGACATCGGAGGTTTTTGCGTAGCCGCTCAAGTCATTCTGCGTGATAATTTGATTATCTGTTACGCTTACTTTATATGTACCATTCAGCGATGATACAGAATATATGCTTACTAAGTTGCCTAACGATTGCGTTAATGCGATATAGGTGTTATCACCATAGGAGTAAGCACTCGACGAAAACACTTGGCCGTAACCAACGAATATCTTGTGTGCGTCAGCGGCAGCCTTGATCTCGTTGAACTGTTCCGCGGTTAGGGTTGCGTTGTTTCTAGATGTTGGTATGAGATTCAGCATCCACCCGATGTCGTAAGTCTGCGGGACTGTGCCAGCCCTGTCGAGGAGCGCCTCCACCTGGGCGCCCGTATATTTGCTGTTATATTCCATATTCAGTTACATTTGATTTGTCTTCAGTACGTTGAACGTCCCACCGTCCGACAGGATAAAATCCATGTCTGAGCCAGCGAAAGGTTCCCTCATTCCGGCCTGAGTGACGGTCAACGTGGCGGATGGCCCTTTCGTGGTGGCCGCAGTGACCTCTACCGAGCGATCACAGCCCTCGTTCGGGTCGGCCTCGATGGAGACGGCTCCTGGACCTTTCCCGAACACCGGGGATATTCTCAGCCAATCAGGTAATGCCATGATGTTCTGTTTTTTTAGAATAAATTAGAAGATGAGAGGGGTAAAACCCCTCCCACCTTATGACAGTCTTATTCAAGAGTCCAGCTGTCGTTTGACTCTATAGTGAGCGTCTTGGATTCTCCGGCAGCCACAAAGGTGAGGCTCTCTGGAGTAAGGTTGATATAAGAAGAAGAACCCTGCTGACTGAACGTGAAGTCTCTGGTAGCAGTCTTGCTGCCCTCGCCAGTGACAGTTACTGTCACTACAAAGCCTCCACGAGGCTCGGTAGTAGGGTTGGCTCCAACAGAGACGATGCCGTCAGAAGAGAGAGCAAATCCAGTTGCAGCGGTCTTGACCTTTGGACTGAGATCAAAGACAACCGCAGCAGTATCGCTGGCCTCTGTTCTGGTAGCACCCGAAGTATAGGTGACAGTCTGCTTGGCTCCAACATAGGAGTTGTCTGTCATGTTGCGACTCTGGGTACCATCAGCCTTGAGTGAAACCTCTGTGGCAACGGCAGAGTCAAAGGTAATGTCACCGTAAGTGGCGGTATTGGCTGCCTGATATACATCCACAGAAGCGGACTTGGTAGCTGTAGTCTTCCAGGTAACTGTAGCAGTGAGAGTGCCTTTCTTAGTTCTGTTGGTAACAGTAGTGCCAAGTGAAGCAGCTGAAACTCCCTCACTAAATGTGATGGTGCAATCATCAGAGCCGTTGGTAAGGGCAACATCACTAGTGACTGAACCCGAGGTGTAAGTCTGTGAACCCTTGGCTGTAACCGTAGTAGAAGATACTGAACCTCCGGAAGCCGGAATGTCAGCTGGAGCAGCCAGTGTCACATCTGTAACGGCATAGGTTACAGAGTTAGCCTGCTGGCTAACTGAAACCTCTTTGGAAGCAGACTTGCCATTAGCATTGAGGGTGATGGTTACAGTACCTGAAATCACATCTCCAACTACTGTTGTACGGGATTCCGCGGATACTTTACCAGTAGCTTCAGCAAGGGTAAGAGATGTAGGCCATCCAGTCTTAGTTGCATAAGCAACAGTGCCACCAGTAGTAATGGTACCACCACCCGAGGTAACACCGTTCCATCCCCAAGGCTGGGAGAAGGAAACAGAAGGAGCATCAACTGTACCACCGGCAGCAGGGATTTGCTGATAAGTGCCCACGGTGAGGGTAACAGCACCATAAGACTTAACACCCTTGGCCTGTGTGATGACGATAGCATCAGTGACAACATCTCCGTTACCATTCTGAAGCTTGATCTCCAATGTTTTGGCAGCTTCAGTCTTATTCTCGGGGATTTTAATGTCAATAGTAAAGGAGAATTCTGCATCCTTACCTGGGTCGCCATCAATAGTAGTGTCGGTCTTTCCATCCCAAGAATCGTCATTGACAGCGTTGACTTGAATCTTGTAGGTGGCACCAGGGATAATCTTACCAGTAGTCTCGGCTACCTTGATGTTTGCCGTATTTGCAGTACCGGTAATCTGGATGGTGTCAGAACCGTCAGAGTTGCTACCTTTTGCAGCGGCATTGTAGGTCTTGGTCGGCACATTAATGAACTCAGCCTTACCAGCCTGAGAAACTGAGGTAGTGTCGGTTGCACCTCCAGTTGTTTTAACGGTGATTGTTCCACCTCTCTGCTGACGCCCAGTGTACTCACTGGCGGTAACAGTTGTGGAATCGTTCATGGAACCTGAGCTCTTGCCCAGTTTAATCCAACTCGGTTTTGCCATATTTTAATGGTTTTTAGAAAGTTAATAAATTAACCTTTGCTAGGTGTTTAGTCGTTGTATTTAACTCCAAGAGTCCATGAAGCATTAGACTCTATGGTTAGATCTTTAGTGCTCTCTGGGTCCGGGAATTCTAAGTTCTCTGGAACAAGTCTGACGAACTCACTCAGAGGCTGATGCTTGTGCATCATCAGAACTCTAAATACACTCATAACTTAGACTTTTGGAAATTCTCCCCAGATAGATAGAGACCCTATCACTGAGATCACATATATGTGATTAGGTTGAATAACAGGAGCCTCTCCGTTCATCCATTTAATGGTGGAATCACCTGTGATAGCATGAATGGTTGCTCCCACTTCGATAGTATAGACAGTCTCTTTGTGAGATGCACTTGCCTGAACAATGTAATCGTCCTCGAGCTCTGGAACATCTACGTAGGTAACACCATCTAGTCTATCGAGAACCTCTTTTAAGGTCTCATTTTTGTGCTTTATCTGATCTGAGTCTGTGACATATTGACCCTCTAATGGTCGTCTTAGTTCGCCATAGATCTTGATATAATCTGCCATGATATTCTAAGTTTTAAGAGATAACAATGGTCATAGAGTCAGTCCCAGGAAGATCCCTAGTTCGATAGCACTTATAGGTTCCCAGTGGAGTAGAAGCCTCTACTGGAGCCAAGAACGGAACATCGAAACCACCAGATGTAACCTTGTTGATCGACATGGTGTTAGGGACGCAGAGCCACAAGTACTTAGTAGCATCATCATTGTTAAGAGTCTTGGTACCATTGAGAGAAGAGCCTCCCTTAGTCAGTGAAGTGATAGTCAACTCATTTCCTGTAGTGGCCTTAGAGAATCCATAGTATACTGGGAGATAAAGATTAGCACTGATAGACCTTGGTGAGTTCTTTATGGTAGTACTGCCCTTCTTGGCAGTGACTGAGCCAGATTTGTAGCCCAGAGTAGAGAGAGTGAATTTTTCTGAGCCCTCAGCTACATTCTCCAGGGTCTTAGTCTCGCCGTTGAACTGGATCTGGACAGTGTCAGCTACTACTGGCTTAGAGTTTCTGAGAACCCTGAAAGATACACTGACCTCTACTGAGTTACCTGTCCATTCTGCCGAAGACGGCGAGATGGAAGCCTCAAGTGAAGTCGGGAAGCAGTAGTCCTGCAGCTCCCTTATGGCTCCTGTCACGACTCTGTTCTGCACGCAATTCTCACTGGTCTCAGAAAGTTCGGAGTCAGGCTTGCAGGATTCACCTGGTGTGGGATCAGGGACATCTCCACCGCCCGATGTCTCTTTATCCACATAGAGATTGACAATACAACTGTCTTCCTGAACCCCGGAAGCATCGTTGCATGAGGCAACCCTTATGACTCCGTGCTGAAGTATCCTCTTCTTGATGCCGGAGCCATTGACGAAAACGACTTCCACCCCATAGTCTCCTATCGGGAGAGAGCCGGTTTCAACGAGTCCTCTGATCTCGTTGGTCGTGACAAACCGTGCTTTGACGGCGACTTTCCTGTCGGAACCTACCACCTTCGCCATTATTTCGGAGCAGTCCTCCAATTCGTAGGCTCTGTCTTGGCCGAACGTCAGTCCTTTCGACCAAAGGCAGATCCTGATAGGGAAATCATTTCCCCTGACGACATGGAAAATGTCGTTTCCTTCGTTGTATGCGCAATGATTGTTCATATTCATTAATGTCTTATCCTTGTTCTATAGTCGTATCCTCCTCCTGGGACACCTCGCATCTCATTGTCATCGTGGAAGAACCAGCAGGATACAGTGTGATATGTCCGGTTCTTGCCGATCCTGTGTAGTTTGCCCTTGCCACAAGGTCGGTTTCGTGGTCGCCGGATCCCTCGGTGATCCCGTCGCTGACAAAGCACCAGTCCGGAAGAGTCAGTCTCCAGCCGGCGCTGTCTTTGTCTGTTATATTGAAAACCACTCCGTCGCCACCAGCCTCAAATGCCAGCGTCGCCGGGAGATCCCAGGTGGCGGCGGTCTTTGCCGCCGACTGTTCAATCGTGAACGACTTCGAGTATGTCCCCTGTCCGTCCGCCCTCGTCCCGGTCACCGTGACCTTTCCGGTGCGCTCCGTGGCCGCCGTGTTGGCCCCTAAGTTCACGACGATCGTCTTCGAAACTTCATTGAGGTTGACGGTTGCCCCCTCGAGTGCGCCAGTAACTGTCGCCGTCAGCCCTGTGAGGTTCTTGGAGGAGAAAAACTGCGTGACACTCGTGGTCGTGGCCGGGACGCGGAACGTATCCTGTAGGAAGCTTATGGACGGATCCAGCTCGGACGACGCCCCGGCCGCCTGTATGACCGTGACCGTGGCCGTCTTTCCGTCCGCTCCCGTGAACAGGATGGTTCCGGTTCTCTCCGATCCGGTGTTGGACTCCAGAAGCATGATTCCGTTCGTCCCGTCTCCGGTGCCGTCAACCGCGTCGATGTCCAGCCAGTCGTCACCGCTCGTCACTTCGGCCGTCCACGACTGGTTCGCCTCTATCGTCAGCGTTCCGTCCGCATTCGTGAACCGCGTCCTGTCGGCTGGGGCGTTGATTGTCGTAGGCGTGACGCGCAGGTAGGTCTCAGTGACCGCTGCCGCCGACTGTTCAATCGTGAACGACTTCGAGTATGTCCCCTGTCCGTCCGCCCTCGTCCCGGTCACCGTGACCTTTCCGGTGCGCTCCGTGGCCGCCGTGTTGGCCCTGAAGTTCACGACGATCGTCCTCGAAACTTCATTGAGGTTGACGGTTGCCCCCTCGAGTGCGCCAGTCACTGTCGCCGTCAGCCCTGTGAGGTTCTTGGAGGAGAAAAGCTGCGTGACACTCGTGGTCGTGGCCGGGACGCTGAACGTATCCTGTAAGAAGCTAATGGACGGGGTCAGTTCGGACGATGCCCCTGCCGCTTGCATGACAGTGCACGTCGCGACAACGTAATTGGTTTCAACAGCGTCACAGATTAAGGAAACATGACCTGTCCTGCTGCTGGATGACGGGTTCGTGTTAACATCGATAACTACATCCGAGTCCACGGCGATCCAGTCCGCATCAGACTCCAGCCGCCAACCGACAGAATCCGGATCCGACACCTCGTAAGGAATAGATAAACCTGCTGCTTCCGCGGACATCTCCGATTCCAGGTTCCATCCAGGAATCGTCTTGCAGGCCACCGTGGCGGTCTTGTTTGAATCCATCACTATTGTCTGCATTCCGGAGTCGATCATCCCATTCTTGTAAGCCCACACTTTGACAGTGGTGTTCTCCCTGAACGTCATTGGCTCCGTGTAAGTCACAGCGTCAGCTATGGACGATTGTCCCGCGACATATTCAAGAACCTTCACAGTGGCTCCCGGTGTCGCGCAGTTCACTGTCAGGGTATATTCATTCACCACGGCGGCCACGGTGAGATTGCATCTTGCCGTGAATCCGCCGTCGTTGGTTCTGACCCCTATGACCGCCGAACCGGCGGCAACCGCCTTCACTGTACCGTTTTGGTTGACCGTGGCGACGTTCTTGTTTGATGACTCCCATGTCACCGACCGGTCGGTCGCTCTTTCCGGCGCTACTGTGGCCACCAATGTTTCCGATTCGCCGACAGCGAGGGATAGCACGGACTTGCTCAGACTCACACCGGTGACGCTCACTGAAGCGATCTTGTAGGTGACAGTGACTGATTTCTCCGCATAGACGCTTGAGTTGTCCTTGCTTGTCGCCCGGATCTTGACCGTAGAACCGTTCGCTCCTCCCTTGACAGTAAGCAGCCCCTTCTCATCGATGGACGCATAGTCCGAACCGCTCACCACACTCCAGGTTATGCTCCGCTGTGTCGTGTTCGACGGTGAATATGTCACCTGGAACTGCGCCGTGTTGCTTACGTCGTTCACGGTGGACGGCCCGAGGATGCCAAGTCCTGTGATGTCGATGTCCACTTTGTCAATGACAGTGTTGTTAGGGTTTGCGTAATGCCATTTGAACGTCATGCTGCTGACAGTCCTATCCGTCAGCGATGTCTTGAACTCGTCCACGACAATAGCCCGTTCCGAACCATCCTTCTCGATGATGTACCTCTCCTTGGCCGCAAGAAACTCCAGCCAGTACCCGTTCATCCCGATGCTGTCGATGTGCCCGGAGTTCTGCTCGAATGTCATCGAATAGTCATTCTCCAGCTCCTGCTCTATCCCGGAATTCACGAACACCTGCGTCTCCGACTCTATCGAGCGGCTGAACTTCCCGGTTGCGTGAATATATTCATACGTCCCTCGCCGCCCCAGGAACTTGTACGTCTTCAGTGGCAGCCGTGTCCTTCTGATCTCGAATGAATATGTCTCTGATTTGCTTCCGGAATATTCAATCCAGATCTTGAACCCCGTTATTTTCGATGTGTCCAGACCCTTGGATGCAGCAGTGGACAACATTGTGCCGGTGGAGATGTCAAGGTCATAGTATTTAGTGGACACATAATAGGTGGGGCTAAGTTTGTAACTGGTAGAAGAGCCTCCGTCAAGATAGTCGAATCTGACATAAGTGGAGACATCACCCGAAGTCCTGTAGAAATAGAGCCGATCTTCCGCTCCTTCATAGGCAGGGGACTTAGTCGGCCTTGTCGTGAATATGGTTGCGGCAAGGGACTTGTACGCGAACTTCCTGCAAGGCAGCACGCTGAAACTGTACGAACAAGAGGACGAGCCTTGTGTGGCCGTGAATGAGCCAGTCACCATCCCTATGCCATTGCCCATCAGCGCTCCGAGGATCTCGCCGGCCGGTAGCCGTACAATTCCGGAGTTAGGAGCCACGTCAAAGCTTAGCACCTCCTGTGATGCAAGGATTCGTGAACCAAACTTAACGGTGATCGTCACCGTGTCATCCGATTCCGTGGTCAGCGTCAGCCAAGAGCTTTCGTCAGCGAATTGTATGCTACCTGCAAATTCCATATCCGTGTTTCAATGGCAGGGTATATCATCCCCAACCCAGGACAAATGTACACCTGGAGACCCCATTCAGAAAGGACATCAGATTTCGATGAATTCCCCACGTGTCGAGACCGCCTCCGACCCCGCCGCCACCGTCACCGAAAGCTTTGCCACAATCCATTTCCTCCCCTTGAAGTACACCGGTCTGTACAGTCTGAAATTATGCAGGTCGATAGGGGAGAGGTTCACATCCACCGACACCCTCTGCCTTGTCTTCCCCAACCACTCCGCGAACGCCTTGTGGTACTTGTCCCAAAGAGCGGCGGGCGTGATGGATAGAGCTTCCAACGAAGATACTAATGGTAGGTCTACATTGCAGGCAAACCCATTGCTGATCAATTGGTCGTTGAACATAACTCCTATGTATGTTTTCTTACTTCGTTCCGAACTTCCTGTCTCCACATCAATAATTGGTGTCATACGGTATTTCCTGGCAGTCTCTCCGTAGAAGATTTTTTCTGGAGAACATCGCACAAGAGTGAAGTCTGACTTGTTGCTAAACTCATCGGAGTCATTGTCGGGTTCATGTTTTGAAATTGCCCCACTTGTGTATAACACGTCACATTCGTATGCTGCATCGGATAACGGCACCATATTGACGTAGTCCTCTTGTCCTAGTTGTGTAATATAAGCCGTATATTTCCGACCTGAATAGATATCACCGGACTGTTTGCAGAACACGGTTTTATATTCTTCTTTGTCATCGAAACAATCCAGAATGTCTTCTATCCCTCTTGCATCAGAAATCTCGGCTATAGTCCCATTTTGAATGGATTCTTGAAGAGTGTTTCCATCTAAGTTGCTTTCCTCTTCTTCGTACCCAAAGGAATATGATTGGCTTGGCTCCTCCTCTGTGGCAAAATCATCGTTAATTTTATCAGTCCAATCTGTAGGGGAACTTCCTAAAATGGATGTATTGAACATGATTTTGAGGCGGTAGTTTTCAGCAAAGCAACTCGCTCCGAATATTGAACACAAGTTTTTGATCAGATTCGCAAACGTGATGTCTGGTAAACAATGGGCGACATCAGTTATATAATTTCCTGTTTCTATCCCCCCGAGGGTGGTATTATTCTGACTTATGCTACCATCGGATCTTGTTGTTGTTTCTGAACTCAAAGAACTACGTGTGACCCCATCGTAAATTATCTCGTGATAGCATCCGAGTACACAAAGGTCTTCAACAGTTATAAATGACACCCTTGTCGGGAAATCTACCGGAAGGTTCCTCATTATGGTCGAGACTCGAACGGCTGGAGTAAAGGTAGAATAATCGAAAGTCTCGTAACTACTCACATAATTTAAGTACTTGGTCTGATAGGTGCGTTTTGTTGTATCCTGTGGACCGAGCGATCGGATTGTTCCCTCGTAAGGATGCAACGCTACACCTGATTTACGTATGAGTAATGGTGTGGAAAACAAATCACTTGACGGCACACCATTTCTGACATCGAACTCCAGAATCTCCTGGTCCCAGATCTTCCCTTCCAGTTCCACCACCTTCTCCGTGAATGTGTACATCAGACACCCGTCCTCGATCCCATCATACACCAGCGTCCCGCTCACAAACGGCACACCCCCGATCCACACCGAAGCCTCCAGCCTCTTCACGTTCGGCGCCAGGAACATAGCCGGCGTGTACCCGAACACCCTCCTGTTCACCGGACTCGGCGGAAACGAAATCTGCGTGCTGAAAGCCGAAGGAATATGATCCTCCTCCAACATCGGATTCTCCATCTCGATCTGGAACTCGAACCCCTTCGTAAGATCCAGCTCCGTGAAATCCTTAGTCAATATCCTAACCATAACGAACTCATTATGGCACAAAAATAGCCACCCGCAGGTGGCTACAAAAGGACAACGGAAACGGATTCTATTCTTTACCCGTGTACTTCGTGAAATTAACAGGTGGGATAAGAACCGCACCTAAGCCTCCTTTCAATGCCACATTGGCAATGTGTTCTCTTACAAAAGGGAACACAATGGCCGCACCATTGATACGGCCAAAATCCTCATCGCTTTTGATGTCCGATTCACCTTCTTTCTTGAATATTCCCACCATTTTTGCCGTAATCCTGAACTGCTCAACCTCGTCACGCTTTTGCGCCACTGTAACATCAACAGTGACGGCTATTCTTGGTTCGGCAGATGCGACTCCAACATTTATATCGAATGAGTTTTGAGCCTTCTTGTCGAATATCACATCGCTAATTCTTTTGAAAGAACTTTCGATTAGGATGATATTTTCAAGGGTAAACCCTGACTTTGGATTGCTGTTGTCCATAATTCTTATGCTGCTTTTGGATAGTTATCATTATTAATTTCAACACGGAATTGCGCACCTGATTGCTGCGAAAAGGAATAAGTCTCACATCCAATAGGCGCTAATGAAATCCAAGTGAAAGGCATTTCGTGGAATTTTGGAGTGATTTCAGATTTCCGCAAAGAGAAGCGATTCTCATCTTTGCACGAGAAGGATGCAAAACCAGCCCCTTCTTTAACAAAGATTGGATTTTTCACTTCGATGTATGATTTATCTGAAATGAAGCAAATGTTTTCAGTAGGGAATTTCTCGATGAATCTGCTAAATAAGTCATCCTCCCATTCAAGGTATAACGCATCGTTACGATAAACATCATCGGGCACGATTTCAATGATATGCATAGAAGACATTTGATCGAACTCGTAGCGTACTCGAATATTCTGAATCTTTTCAAGAAGAAGATTCAGTTCATTGATAATATATTCATTAGAAGTCATATTCAGTATTTTCTCAAAATAGGAAGGATCTCTCTCATCAAATCAAGCGAGTTCGAACTTTTGGATGAATCAAAATTTTCATCTTCATAATCTGCTGACTCGCGAAGTTTCTTTAGTTGGAAAATATCCCTACGCAAAGTACGGCCATCATTAGGATTACTCTTCTTGATGTATTCCAATACGAGGTTCAGCAGATAATTGTGCGAACCTTCTCTGCTTAAACTACACTCTGAGGCGATTTGATCCTTTGTTTTCCCGATAACATAATAACATATATGGCAAATCCTTTGAAAACAAGCATAGTATGCGCAATGTCCAACAGGGAGGAAAGACGAACTGTCGTGCAAAGACTTAGCGAAAGTTTCATTCATCTCGGATTTGCTCTTATACTTGCTGAATGCCATAGAATGATAACTAAAGTATAATTCCTAAATCCCGGATGTAGTCATCAACAGTTATACCATTCTTATTGAACTTTTGAAGTTCTTGGTAATCCTTGTCCTGCTGCTCAAGAGTAGCCTTGTTAAAATATTCCTCTAATTGCTGAATATATGAGCTCATAGCGCCTTCGTCAATATGTATCTCATCAATCTGTGCAAAGATAATGATAATATTTTTGTAAATGCAAATGCAATACAAAAAAATAATTGAACAACTTTCTGGCCAAATAATCAAGACTTTCCGCTGATTTTCACATCGTTCTGTGTCCTTCTTGGCACAAAGACAGCCGCCCTGAGGCGGCTGTATGGGACGGCGGGATTGTCAGAGTTTCTTCAGCTCCACCGGCGGGCCGACCTCAAGGAAATGATCCATCGAGGCGGTGACAATCTCAAACAACTCCTTCGAACGCTCCCTTATCTGATCAAGGATCTTCATACTGTATGACATCCGCCAAAACACATTACGGTTGAATCTGTCATCCCGTGAAGACAAGCAATCAATATAGTTGTGTCTCCAACTTGCGGAAATATCGGTGAATATCAAATCAAAAGACCCATCACGGAAAATCAGATAAACATTAGGGAATATGTTAGCCTTGACCTTATCCAGTTTCTGTCCATAAAACCGGCAAGCATAGTATTTGCCGTCTGTTCCATACTTGCCACGAGGACTTCCATAGAATTCCATCCAAGGCTCTCTCCATCCAGCCGTAAACCTGTAAATTTCAAACTCACTCATTCCCGGCATCGAATATGTCTTCTTGAACGTAAGCGTGTCTGGATCCGCCAGCTTTCTTCCGAAGCAAGTTCCGCAGCATCCGACCAGGAGCAAGACGATAGCCAAAATAACCTTTCTCATACTCATTCAGAATTAATTGTCAGACAAGTCCTTGCAAAAATCACTCCGTAACGGTGTCGTGGCGGAGGATGTCGAACTCCAGCTCCTCGTTCATGATCTTCCTCATAGCCTCGTCCAACTGGTAGAAGGCGGTGTTCATCGTCCTGATCTCATTGTCGAGCCTTCCGTCCATCAGCAGTTCCTTGCTCTCGCACATCCGCTTCTCCCACTCGGAGAACCGGTCGGCAATCCGGAACAGCTCAATCCTGGTCTCGATGATGAAAGAGTCAGCCCCGATCTTGTGGCTTTCTGCGGCAACAGCCGCGTTGTTTGAATTAGTAGTACGCATAACTAATTGAATATAAAAACCCTCCGCTAAGGTCTGCGTACCACATACCTGCCTTACGGCATAATGCTGTTGCGACTTTCGTCAGCAACGACCATACGGAGGGCAAAATTTCCCTTTAATAATATGTCAGCAATCTTCTACGGAATTATTCAGCCGTAAAGAGAATGCTAAGTATGTAGTACGCACTGGCAAAGATGCGAATCTTTTTCCAAATTCCAAGAATTTTACGGAAATTTTTGCAAAAAATCGCATTATCTGCCATAAGTACCCCGGCGTTTGGCACGATTGTACTTCTCCGCCTGCTCGATGATCCCGTTCTTCCCCAGCATCGACACATCCGCCTTGATAGGCACGGAAAGCCTTTTGTTCAGAAGCTCGATAGCCTCCAGCAACCTCTCATCGGTCGCTGACCTTGCCGAAGCGACATTCCCTCCGGACACCGAGCCGCTTCCGGTCACTGAGCCTGTCGAAGTGTTCGTAAACCCACCGCTTTCCCGACCGATAGCGGCTCCCACAGGATAGACCGCCTCGAAGTTCAGGCTCTTCAACGTTCCAGCCTTCCGAGCCTCCTCCATCGTCGCCACGAACGGCAGCAATGTCGGATTGCTCAGTCCGTCAGCCGGGATCACATATTCACCGCCGTTCTCACCCACAAGCACGGTAGGGGAGGAGACGAAGCCTCTCTTGTCAGGAGAGAGCCGCGCCTTGAAGGCCTTTCCGTCCTGAGCCCGGCGAGTGTTCACGAAGCCGCCCTCCTCCGCACCTATCGGTTGCGCCGCGATCATCGCGATCTGAGCCGCGCCCAATGCCGTCATTATGGCGGC